TTGTGCTCTTCGCCGTAACGTGCATACTCAAGGCCGAACAAAGCGTTCAGTCCCGGCAACAGTTCTTTAAGAAGTTGTGCGCGTGAAATTGCCATTGTTCAGTCTCCTTATGCCAGACCGGTTGGGTTATTGTACTGATGTATGTTAGCGTTCCACTTGACGATAACTTCGGTGTAAGAACCGGGGTTACCTGCAATAGCGGTTTCAGGAACAACATCAATTACGCGGATAGGCCACGTCGAAGTAGTACCTTCGGTCGAGTCTACACCCACCTTAGAGTTACCAGTCGCAGTTGAACCTGCGTTGTTCGCACCGTTAGCGAGCTTCACGTTCGAGCCAACAGCGGCTTGAGTGAGGTAGCTTACAGTGTTCGAGTTGGTACCAGCGCATACAGCGACCTTAAACAACGCATCAGGGTCTTCCTGAACGTATGCTGTGATGTCTGTGATGCTCGTAGTACCGGGGTAGAACTGACGGAATGTCAAACCAAAGGTTGGGTCCGTATAGGTACAACCAAGGAAAACACCGACAGGTGTAGCAGCGTCTGTACCAGTGTCACGACCAACAGTACCGCCTGCGAGCAACTTAACGACGTCACCATAGAAGATGGCAGTCGAAGAGTTGGTTGCGATTGGAAGTTGACGAGTAGCACCAGCAAAAACCTGTCCGCCGATCAAATTGATCGGAATTAGCCCGTAAGGGCTGGTAACAGAAGGGTATGCCATTTTATAGCTCCTTTAGCTATTTGCCTTTGCCAAATGACGTCGTAGACCGTTTTTCCCTAAAGAGTGGCATACGAGCGTCGTTCTCACGCATGAAGTTATTGTCCACGGAGTCCATCTGAGACTGATTTTTAGCAGCGAAGTATTCCTTACGCTGACGCATCAGTTCTTCCGGTGCCTTGCACAACAACAGTCCTGCGACTTCGATGTTGTCTTTGAAACGGCTATCAGGGTCTACCAACATCTGGAACTGAGGTTGTTCCTTGATGCTAACCGGCTCCCAACCTTCTCGTAGTTTGGACGAGATATTGCGAGGGTCATTCTGGCCCATTGATGCTACACGTATCCAACGATACGCATAACCAGCTTCCTTGTCCGGTTCTGGCAGGGTCGATGCCGGTTGCCATACTTTAGGACGTTCAGCTTCTGCACGAGTTTCACGAGGGGCGCGCTCTGCGCTTACTCTATTATCAGCTACATTAGTCATCTTATCTCTCCATCTTCACTAGTTCACGGGCATATTGTTCAGCTGTTAAGCCTAGACGTTTTGCGATTGCCAATTGGGACTGTTTCAACACAATCTTTTTGGGGGACCGTGTTCGTGAGGCCGGAGCGACGACTGATGACGCTTTTTGTTCGCGTGCATTGGGTCTGGTGTCACCATTATCCATTTCATCTCCGAAGTACTCGGAGAAGCGACGACGCATAGTTTTGTCTATAGCGCCCCAATATTCGTCGGTGCCCGCAAATTGCGCGCCACGTTCATTTATGAGCCTCTGGTGAAGCCCAAGAGCCGATGCAGTCATTTCCGGGTCTGTACCCCACCACGTATTGCGCTCTTGCCACGCCATAGTTTTAGAGTCAGGCGTCGGAATTTGCACCTGCTGTTGCGGTATCTCTACCTCGTTATAATCTTCTTGTAAAGTAGGTTGATAACCTGCGAGTTGCTGTAGCTTATATTGCACAGCATTTAACTGTTCTTGGGCATCAAGTACCTTAACAGTGTCCCCGGCTTCATACGCATCCTGATATGAACGCCTAGCTTTCTCTAGCTCAAACTCAGCATTTTGACGGATTGAGCCGATTAACGACTGTTCGCCCTGTGCTAGCGTACTTTTAAGTTTGCGGTTTTCTTCAAGGATACGTTGTGCAACAGACAGAGCTTCTGTCTTCTCGCGCATCTCGCGTTCTTTTTCACGGCGTTCGTCGTGCCAGACTTTCTTCATCTGCTTCAGACGTGTCTTTACCTTGTCGGAGTAATCTTCAAGCTCGTCAGCTTCTAGTTCTTCAACAAGTTCCTTCGGCATTGGCTCACGGCCACGATCTGCCTCAGGGGTATCATCTTCAATTTCAATTTCCGGCTTTTCAGCCTCAGAAACGTGGGTTTCGTCTTCGATTTCAAACGAAAAGTCGTCGTTATCATCCATACTCATGTCATTCTCCTTGTACGGGTTACGTCCGTTAAGCGCGGGAAATGCCCCGAGGGTCATCCACGACACCTTCTACACTGTCGTCGTTGATGATGCGGAACTCACGACCGTGAATTTTCACACGGCTACCTGCCATCGGGCGGGTCAGGATAAAGTCACCTTCTTGGCACCATGGGCCGGACGGGAAGCGTTTCTCGTCCTTGTAGCAATCTGGGCCCATCTTCAGCACCATAAGCACTGGAGTGGTGAGTTCTTCATACTGCTTGGTAGAGTCGGCTTTGAAGATACCACCAGCGGTCTTCTCTTCGGCTTCTGGGAGCGCACATAGAATGCGATAGCCTGATGGGTCTGGAAGCTGCTTTGCACGGTCTTCTACCGGAACTTCGGGTTCTTTGTCCGTTGCCACAATGGGTTTGCCATTAAGGCCCACTAACGAGGGGGTGGTGACCCCAACAATATCAGTCATCGTCTTGTTCCATTCTTTGTGCGGTTTCGGCAATGAAACCGTTTGACATCATAAGTCCGCGAATAATTCCGCAGGCATATTTATATTCCCCATGATCTTTTGCAGTACCACGGGCGAGGTCGCCGCTAATTACGTCAATCTCATCTTGTACCTTTTTTGACAGGTACATCAGTAACTCATTTGTCATTCATTCTCCTTGGGCGTTGCTTGGTTAGGAACGGGTTGTTCACTTTGAAGGGCTTCACGGGCAATTTCGATACCCATGCGGAGTCCTTCTGCTTCCTGCTTAGCTTCCATTTGACTTCTGGAAGTGGCAAGTTTTGCGCCGACGTTTAGGCCAGCTATCTCTTCTTGCGACTCGATACGCGCCATCTCAAGCTCAAGCTTGTCGTTCTTTTCAGCGGCATCAATCTGCATCTTCTGCCGCTTAAGTTCGAGTTCACCCTTCTTGATCTCCAATTCTTGCATCTGCATCTGGACGATTGGGTCCTGCTGCATCTGTTGATTCTGCTGTTGTTGAGCTTCGGACTGGTTCTTCTGGAGCAACTGAGTAGCTGCCTGTGCGGCCAGACGGGAAATAGCCAACTCGGTGTCCTCGTCCATCTCAGCGTTTGGCGGAGGCAATGGTACACCGGCCTGCATTTCAACTTGTCTGCGGTACTCGAACGCAAGGTGTTCTGCGATATGAGCCTGCATAGACGCCATCATTGCCTGCGCGTTAGGGTTCTGGCCCATAAGCTGCATAATCTTAGGGTCTTGCATAGCGCTTGTGTGCACTGCAATATGTGCTTCGTGGTCTTGGTAGAGGAACGCCTTAACGGGCTTACCATTAAGGACATCCATGTTTTCAGACACAGGGTCACGCGGCTTCATGTCGTCACCATCTTTGAGTGGTACGAGCTTCTGCGCGTTCTTGATACCTAGCACCTCAAGCATCTGACGGTGTAGATAGGGCAAGTCGTAGATTTGCGGCGCGCCCTGTGCCAACTGAATAACAGCCTGATATTGTACAATCTTCTGCGCCATAGTGGCAGCATTAGGATCAGATACTGGGATAACATCGACGTTATCATAGTCAGACTTCTTAGCCCTGCGACCGCCTTCTTCTGGCTCAAAACTATACGCTACTGGCGTATAATCACGGATGATACCTTTGAGTAACTGGAACTCGCGCTTCATCGCATAGTGGACACGTGCCTGCACGGCACTCATCATCTTCAACGTACGCTCAAGAATAGCCAGTGTGGTGCCCACAGGAGCCTGTGCAGACATGTCAGACACCTTCATGTCCGCCATACCCGCGAAGCGACGACCTTCGTCTACGATGGTCCCTAGGAGGCTGTAGAGCACTTGACTTGGCTCTTTGTACGGCAACGGCATAATATTATCGCGCATCGTACCTGACGCTACGTCTACATCACGCCATTCAGCAGGACTTATCGGGGTGTCGTCACCCTTGACACGCAAGCCCTTAGTTTTGAACCCACCCGGGAGATTAGATAGAGTGCCAGCATCAACAAGCTGACGAATAAGACTGGTACCAGACTTAGCAAAAGCACCAATGAGATGAATAAGGCCAAAAGCATAGAAGCCAAAGCCCGGAACGTACGAGTAATGTACGAAGTGATTGCGTTTAAGTTTCTTTTTATCATCGGGGTTCCAGTTACGGCGAATAGATAGGACCGTTTCGGTCTCTTTATCTATAGTAATAACGTATGGGAGTGCTATTTCGAGGTCATTTTCGGCCTTATCACGGTAGTCATCGTCTTCAATGACTAAATCTACGTGCATTTCTAGTAGTTTGTACCGATCATCGGTCTCGGCACGGAAGCCAAGCTGTTCCGAAATCTTCTGCTCTACTTCATCCATCGAGTTGACAGGTTCTGGCAGGTCTATATCACGGTAAAAACCCGACGCTTGTAGCTTTTTAAGCTCGTTCGGGGTCTTCCGCATTACATGGGTGACGCGTTCAGCGACTTCCAAGCTGGACGCGCCATAAGGTACGACAACATCTTCTGCTGCGACGTACATAGCAACTTGACGACCCAGTGACGGGTCGTAGTACACCTTCTTGAACGCATTACCTGCAAGACCAAGGCCCCACAACATGCGCTCATGCTCAGGGCGATACTCGACCATCACATCGGTCAACTGATAATTCATATCTTCTTGAACGCGTGCAGCGGCGTCCTTCTTCTCGTTAGTCTCTTTACCGATTATCTGCGTGCGCACCGGCCCTTGGGCTGGGAATGTCTCGCTCATAGTCTCGGCTTGGAACTTCACAACAGCTTCGGACAGCAGTGGATGATGCACACCACAGGCTCCGGGCCAAGGTTCTGTGCGATCCTCGACCTTCATACCCAACAACTCAAGACCATCTACATAAGTCTGTATCCAGTCCTTGCGGCTGCTGATATCTTCGTCAAACTCACCAAGTAGGTCGCCAGCAAGCTGTGTAAGCACGCTCTCGTCCATATCCTCGGCTAAGTTGTCGTTAAAGTCGCCCTCGTCTTCATCAGGGTCGATCTCGATCTCCATGTCACCAGCGCGGATTGTTACTTCCTCTGGGTCTTCGATCTCGATTTCTATGTCAGGACCTTCGTCCATCTCTGACATCATGGGAGACATACCCAGCGGGGCTTGGTTGAGAGCTTTGTCGATATCCATTAGTAGTATCCCTGATTACGATTTGATTTAAAATACTGGATTTCGTCTGGTTCGTCTAGCGTAGTAGTAATATAACCTCCGCGTCTGAACCTGTGCATTGCCATAGACACAGTATCCACAAAGTCGTCGTGGGTACCTGCAGGAAATTCTGCAACTTCATCAATGACTTCCTCGGCCCAGCGCGTCGCTGGTGCCCATACTCGGCCTGATGCAAATATATCCGCTACACCATTGAGCCTGCTGATCTTGTCGTTACCACGTGTCGGAGTGAACTCTTGGACCGGTATGCCCATAGCTCGCATCTCGTAGATGAGCGGCGCACCTGACGCCTTCTTTTCTATGATGACTCCGTCCGGTTGCCACTCTTTATACTCCTCGATGGCCACACGTTTAAGCTCCGGGAACTCCATGCGGTCCCTGAATGCGTTCAGGAGGATAATATTAGCCTGCGTCTCACCATTGGCGTCAGCCTGATAAAACACACCCCACGTTGTGCACGCCGAATAGTCGGCACGTTGTGTCTTCTCGAAGGCTGTATCCCAGCTTTGTAAGATAAACTCACAGCTTGGTGGGTTCTCACCTTCCCACTCCATCCACCACTCTCGTTTCACGATAGCCGCAGACTCGGACACCGGGTTCTGCTGATACTGCGCCATCCACTTACTGTTCGGAACGTCGCGCTTGACCTTCTCTAACTCCGGTAACTCCCAGAACTCAGGCCACAGCGGCAGTCCGCTGGGTAAAATTGCTGGAAATTCAATGACTTCCCACTCATCGAGGCTGTCATTAGCCACTGCATCTTTAAGTATCTGCCCTGTCAAGTCTCTTTTAGACCAACGTGTCATCACGATCACGATAGACCCACCCGGCTGAAGACGTTGACGAGGCCCAGATGTGTACCACTCGTAAGTCTTATCGTAGATGTCAGGGTTAACTTCTGCGATAGCCGCTTCCTGCTCGGAGTGCGGATCGTCAATAATGAGCACGTCAGCACCCTTACCGGTCACAGCACCACCAATACCAATAGCGAAGTAGTCCCCGCCCTTGGATGTGTTCCAACGCCCTGCTGCTTTAGAGTCGGAAGCCAGTGAGAGGTTAGGGAAGATATTGTGGTACACGTCCGTGTCCACAAGGTTACGTACTTTACGACCAAAGCCTACCGCGAGTTCTGCTGTGTGCGAGCACTGGATAATCTTCTTATGGGGGAACTTGCCGAGGAACCATGCAGGGAGCAGGTAAGAGGCGAACTCCGACTTCGTGTGTCGCGGTGGCATATTAATAATGAGCCGTTTGCACTCACCACGAGCA